TGCCGCACCAGCACCACCACCACTGCCCGCTTGCCCGCTACCGTCATTGCTCCCACCGGCTCCTGCAAAACCTTGTCCTAAAGTTCCGGCCCCAGCCAGACGCGTGGTCCCGCCAGATTGCGCACCACCACCACCACCACTGCCGCCTTTCAGTCCATCGCCCCCACCAGAGGTAAGGCCGCGACCGCCACCACCACCACCTGTGGCCACCACCGGGCCAAAACGACTATTCGACCCGTTAGTGCCGTCACCGTCCGTCCCCGCCCCACCAGCGCCTATCGTGATTGGGTAAGTGCCAGCCAAATAAATCAAAGGCATTTGGGCAGAGTTGCCCCCACCAGAATTTTCACCCGCAACGCTAGCCAGGTAACCGCCAGCACCACCAGCTCCCGCACGATACGATGTTCCATCCCCGCCAGCACCACCGCCAGCAACCACAACAAAATTTACAGGGTAACGCAAAGGGGCAGGCCCAGACATTATGTTAGCGCGAGCAAAATTGCTGACACCTGACCGGCTCATACTTGTTACAGCCACAACAACCCCCTAAACTGTTATCTCGGCACCGAACACGTTGATACTCAAACGGTCAGCAGTCGTTGCTTTCACCGAAAGAACATCGGTAGCTACCATTGAGATTCCCAGTGTCAGTGTGGTCGAATCGTTCGCGGCCACCGGCACATCATAGGCAATATAGTGCTTGTTCGAGATAGCATCACCGTCAGTCTGAATTGCAATCCGAAAACTGTCAGCCGCCGCGTTCCGGTTCGCAATCACAATCGTGCTAATGACGACCTCCTTGCCGGCGCCCACCGTGAACACAGTGGTCAAAGCCGTAGTGGTCAGGTCTACCTGGCCCAAAGATTTGTAAGAAGTAGCCATTATTTATCCACCCATCAGTAGGAAGTTATTTTCGAATCCACCAGAGCCACCGTCAGCTGCGGCTGCCGCAAGGGCAACCTGCACGGAGTCGGCAAGGTCTTTGAACACTGTGTTCAGTGGCGCAATCGGGTCGCTCGCGTCCGGGTAAACAATCCCGTCGGGGCTAGTGGTTGATGCCATATGAAACTCCTTGTGTTATCTCTGTCAAGTATACCAAACTGTTACAAAACAGCATGGGCCAAAAGGTTGAACCGGGCCACCACCACGTCATCGGTAGCGTCAATGTTCGCCACCCACAACGAAACCTCGTCGCCAGGCTCCATGCGTTGAATCCATTGTGAACGACCGCCAGTAGTGGAACGAGATTCTGTGGCGTCGATAGGCACGCCGTTGAGTGCCAGCTTGAGCCCCACAACATTCCCACTTGCCCCCACGCCTTCGAAGGATGCCGCGAGGGACACCGTGCGGGCCCGGTCAATGTTGTTCTTGAGCCCGGAGGCGTTCGTGGTTCCGGCAATCATGTTGAAATCCATTGCCAGGGTGCCAGCGACGTTTATGGGGACGTAGGTGCCCGCTGTGGCAATACTGACCGTCGTAGAGGTTTGTCTCCACAAGACCGCACGCATAGGCTGTGCTGTAGCGATGTTGAGTTGACGTATAGCATTCTCTGTGGCGAGGTCGTACTCTTGACGTTTGGCCAGGTAGTTGCGTAGCGTACTTGTCACCCAACGACCCCAGGGTTGTGATGCCGGCTGGAGGTATGCTTCTGGAATCTTTGCCATTATGAGACTGGCTCCAATCTGAGGGGGAGAAGCGCGTAGTCTTTGAAGGTGATGCCGTCGAAGATTGTGTTGAATTCCTCAAATGTTTTTCCAGCGTTCGTGTCGTTCACGTCGCCGAACAAAGTGTCATACTCTGCGTCGATGGTCACGGCGTCAGGCGTGATGCTGACAGTTCGCACGCGGTACATGGCGTCATCTAGGTGAATCCTAGAGCCGGACACTTCCCCGAATCCTTGCGGGACGTCGTTGCCGATTTGGGTCGTGAATTCGGCAAATGTTTGAGCAGAGTAGTCCGAGTTGAAATTAGAAAAACTGTAGGACGCTCCCACGAGGTCATCAAAGTCGTCGAACGTGGGGAACAGGATGGTTGGGACCGAGCCGGACAGCCTCTTGAACTCCCTGGAACTCGTGTTGAATGTTTGCGTGGGAAGCGAGTAAACCCTCCGCGCAAACAAGCCCTGCCTTTTCGCGTCGGCCAGAGTGTCCGTAGCCACGTTGTCAAGCTCATTGCCTTTGACCGTGGGGGTGTCGCTATCCTTGAGCCCCGTGTATTCGGTGTGGAGCAAACGCTCGTAGTTCATACCCGTGCCGACGATTCTTAGCGTGGAGTATTCGCTCGCGCCGTCGCTGATAGAGATTGAGTAGGGGGACAGTGAAGGGTAGTCGGGTCCGGTTATGGAAACTTTCACGCGGTTGCCTTCTCCAAGAATTTCGAAGCTCATGGCACCACCAAAGTCGTTCCAAAAGGCTGCCGTGACAGGCAGGTTGTCGTTCCCCGAAACAGCATATGCGGAAGCACTACCGTAGTCCTTGGCTACAGTATCCCTGGCGGTCGGTTGCTGCACGCTAGTGAGGTAGAACTCCAGGTCAATCTCAAAATCTACGGTCTCGTTGGCTTCCACGGAATAGACGGTTGTTTCGGGAACCCAGCCGCCCTTGGGTTCCACCAGGAAGTTAGACTCTGGCTCGTAGTTGTAGTAAGCAACGTCGAAGGACTGGGCAAGTTCAATGTCTTGCAACTGCCAGCTACTATTTGAGAGGTTCTCGGCGCTGATTGTTCTTTGTCGGACGGGGCGCACCACAATGTGGTCCCGGACCACTGTAACCTCGAAGTCGTAAGCGGAGGCAAGGCTCTTCGTGAAATTCCACACGTCGCCGAAGAACCCCGGAGTGCGAATGGTCGTGGTGGGCAATGAGGTTTCGTAAACTATTTCGGTGGTGATGCCTACCAGCCCAAAAAGGTATCCCATAACATCTTCAATGGTGCCGGATTGTGGCTGGATAGTTCTTTCCAGGTTGAGGGCGGCCAGCCGGCTACGGCCACCCATGGTGATTGCCCCGTTGTTACCGGAAACGTTTTCGATAGTCCCAATGACGGCACCGTGCAGGCTGTCTTTTAGGTAGAACTCGTCTTTGTATAGCAGGATGGAAGCGTTGTTAGAGTTTTCGACGTCGATGCTCATATCACCGATAGCGCCGGATTCGTCGCCGGGAACAAGTGGCGTGGAGCCCTCGGTATAAGAGTAGCCGGACACGTTAGATGCGCCACCCATGAACCGGCCAGTTCCGACAAGCCTTAGCGTTACTTCACCGCTAGTCTCGCCGCCCCACTCGGTCACTACTTACTCCAACCGTAATACTCTGAAAGTTCTATGACTACACCAACCTTATCTAACGCCGAAGAGTATGGCGTGTAGGTCGGCTGAGAAACAAACTGCAAACCCGAGTTTCCCTGGCCCGAAATAAAGCCTCCGGTAGCCGGGGTTACGCCGGTTTCCAGAACTTGCACCATAAGCCCCGAAAGGGTCAAAGTTCCCTCCCCTCCCAGGGACAGCTCCACGCCGTCATAAGAGGCCGAAGCAAAGCTCTCATTGAACCTGGCGTTATCCGTTACAGCCATAAGGGTCAAGGTTTCCGGGGTGCCGTCGCTATTCGCCCCCACCGTGGGTGTGGCCACTACCGTGCCACCAGTCCCGTTGGCGCCATACGCTCCCACATGAGCGGTGTGGCCAGGCGGGATAGGAACCCACACGCGCCGGGTCGCGCCGGACAGCACGGTGTACAGGACGGACTCTACGGGAAAACCGAGAGTGTTCGATGGCGTTGCAGCAGACTCGCCACGAGTCCCGTCGTTGAGCGCCAAGCCGTCAGTCAAACCCTGAGCGGGCATCGCCCACCACTGGGGCAACACGTTACGGTCATTCGTCATTGGATCGTGGACATACACAGGCCCGTTGCCGTACAAGCCGTCGGCAATATCAAGAAGCATACGCGCGTCATCGCGGCTGATAGAGTTCCATGTCATCGTGTAGTTCTTGTGCGACGCCGTGGAGCGACGAATAGAAGTGCCACCGTTCAGGAAGTCAGTCTTGTTGAAATAGCCCTGCTTAGAAGACGGCATACTGACGGAGGGTGCGCGAATCTCAAGCATGGCGTTCCTGGTGCCCATGTAAAAACAGCTACTCATTAGTTGCTACCTCGCCTAGCGTCACTCAGGTTATTAGAGTTCGTCGCCTCCGCCACAATCTTACCATTCAGCTTCAACTGGACATTGCCGGCATTGGCCAAGAGCTTGCGGTCATAAGGTGAAAGCTCCACCATCATCGTGCCGTCGCTTGCGCTACCGCCATTCGAAGGATTCGCCATCGAGAAGCTCCGCATACCGTTTTGTATCTGCGCCAGGAAGCTTGCGGTCGGCATACCCGTGGACTGGTCAACATGCTGCTTGGGCACAACGTACTCGCCCTTGTGGACGGTGCCAGCGGGATCAAACTTTCCGCCACGACCCGTAAAGCCACCAGAGGTGTAGTTGCCAAGGCGGAGTTGTTCTTCAAGGTTTTGAATTTTTCTGCCCAGAGCGCCTCTGCCAACGGTTCCGCCACGGGGGTCAGAAACACGTTTTTTCAATTCGGCAATTTCGGCGCGTATTTTGTCACCACGGAGGGTTTTCGGGTCATCTCCTCCGCTACCAGTTGGCCCACTGCCAAGAGTTCTGTTCAACTCTCTGGCCTTGTCCGTGCTTTGCTCCAGCTTTGCGTTCAGCTCGTTGAGCGCCTGTATAGCAGGGTTGGTGTTTGCGTCCACGGTAATGTTGCGTGGAATGTTGTTGATTGCGAAAGTAACATCGTCAAAGGCTTGAGCGTACATTTGAATATCGGCTTCCTGGAAGCCCATTTCACGCGCCTGTTGCTCGAACTGACTGCGGGCAAGGGCCGTGGCGGCACTCAGCTCCGACTGGCTCGCCCCGGTGGAGGCGAGTACGCCGATGTACTCCTGGTAGCTCTTGACCATGCCCAGAAGCTCCTGGCGGTTTGCCCGCCCCTGCGTGCTGTCTCCGCCCAAAGAGTTCGCGCCTAAAGTAGTCGCTGTTGCCTCGGCCAGAGCCTTCTGGTTCTCGGCCTGCTGGCGGTCCAGTTCCGCAATTTCGTTACGCAAAGTCGCCGCACGGAGAACATCACCATAAGCTTCAGCGACGGACAGGAAATACTCTTTGATAGAACGGTCGGCGCCCAGGTCTTCCTGAGTGGCCTGAAGCTCCTCAAGTGCCATACGAGCCTCATTGACTTGTTCGGCAAACTTTTGCCAAGCCTCGGAAATGGTGTCAATGCTGTTCTGCCGGCCAAAGCGAAGATCGAAGGCTCGGTCGAAAATGCCCTCAAGGTCGCTCGCGTAATCCATTAGGGTGCGGATTGATTTGGTAGCGTCTTCTGTTTCGTCAGCAACGTCTCCGGCAGCACTAGCCGTGTCTTTGGCGGCGTCTTCGGCGTCTCTGTAACCCTTGGCCAAAAGGTTTGCCGCCTCAGCGGAGTTCTCGGTATTGACCCCGATGCTGTCGATGCTGTCCATGGATTTCTGGAGTGCGGCAATTCTTTCGTTGTAGTCGATAACGTTTGCGTCCGTGCTGTATGCCCTACTTGCGGCTGCCGCAAAGCGCCCATTCGCCATGGCCACCGCTTTGCTAATCTCCAAAGCGTCTCGAAGTTTTTTCAGTTCGGTGATCTGAAGGGCTGTAGCGGTCCTGTAAGTAGAAATAATCAAATCTTCTAGAATTACAAGCTGTTCTGCGGAAACATACCCACCCTCGATTAGGGCGCTATAGAAACCGTTGAGCCCATCAAGCGCGTCCTCGTTGCTTTCGGCGGCGTTCATAATCCCCGAAATAGCGGATTGCATTTCCGCGCCGTCGGCAACTATCGCGGCACCTTGCGTGTGGAAGGCTTCCCCCAGGGCAATAATGGAATCAGTGGAAGCTTTTTCTGCGTTTACTTGTGCGTAAAAAGAGTCAAGAAGCGTGTTCATGGCCTTGCGGAACTCTTCAACCTCTTCTTCTGCTTCCGAAAACGCGCCGCCTTGAGCTTCAATTTCAATCTTGGCTTGACGGACGGCCTCAGTTACTTGATCGTTTGATGATGCAAAATCAAGCAAGGCACCCGTGCCATCCCCAGCAATGGTTCGCAATGTTTCAATTTCTTCAGCATACTTTTCGGGGCTACTTTCCTCAAGGCTATCCGCTAACTTTTTTGCGGCGGGGCTAAGCTTTCCGGCAATAGAGTTTGCAATTTCTGTGTTTCCCGAGATTATTGCATCACTCCACTGCTTGTACGAAAAGCCCGCCTCTTGAAGGCTTGCGCCAAGCTCGGTTCCAAAAGTTGAAATAAGTGCATCTAACGCGGCGGTTTCACGAGCATCTTGGATTAGCTCTCCCGGACTGTCGCCCCTAAACGCGGCGCTAAGCCCAAAGCCGACTTCTTGAAAAAACCCTTGAGGCGCTTCAGCTGCGGCGGCCACCTCTTTTGCCAACTTTTGGGCCATTAGTGCCCTAGTGTTTTTCCCGATAGCAATAGCCTGCCTGTCATAAGCATCGGAGCTAGAGTCCAGGAGGGAGGTAAGCGCGGCCTGCTCGCCATTGGCAACCGCAAGGGTCCGGGAATAATTGCTTACCTCTTCGCCTACTATCGGAACCGCTTTTCCAACAACCGTGAATTGGCCAGCGGTTTCGGCGGTGGCGTTAGCAAAGTCGCGGCTATCCTGCTTGACGGCCTCAAGTATCGCTCCCCAGTCATCAAATCTCTCCGACAGGTCTTTGGCTTCTTTGTTTGCTTTACTCATCTGGCCGACAACAAACTCAAGCCCAGCGGAAATCGCCAGAAAAATTGCAATACCTTTGAGCTTGGCTAAAGTTTTCAGCGTTGTGGTGAACAGCCTTGTGTTTCTTGCCGCATTTTGGGCAACTATGGAAAAGAGTTTCAGCCGGGAGGCCGTCGCGGAGATTGTGGCTCCTGCTATCTGGAGCCTTGCCTTCATCACGCCAAGACTTGCGTTATACCTGACCGCGCTTACCGTACCGCGTTGCATGGCAATGTTCGCCCTCGCCTGAACCAAGTTGCCCTTTGCTTGGTCAAGAGTAAGCCCTCGCCTAATTGTTGCCGCTTTTTGTGTGGACAAAGCCAGTGATTCCGTCACTGTGCCAAGTTGAGCAATTTGGAGTCTTGCCAATGCGGTAGTACCGTAAAGCTCCGTCATTGCCGTGACACCACCGAAGAGACTTGCGCCCATTCTAGCGATACCGGAAGTTGCCAACGCCATCACGCCAATAAGAGCAAAAATAATAGCTATCACGCCGGCCACAAAACCGCCAACTTTTGTGTTGGTAATCATTTCCAGCACCCCAAGTGTTTTACTCAGACCCGTTACGAGGCCACCAAGAAGTCCGGTAGTGCTACCTAGCGAAGCAATAAAAGCGTCAAAGTTGTTTTTCAGAACAACCAGTTTTTCGCTTAGTGTGGCAGTAATAATGCTGTACTGCGTGGTAAGTTCCGTGCCTTCGTTGAACCCTATTGTGGCAAAGTTCATTTGGTCTTTGACGGACTCCACGCTCTGAGCCAGCTTCAGGAGGGTAGGCACGTCTCGCACGGAGGTAATGCCAAGCTCCCTGAGAACACCATCGGCTCCCTGCCCGGCGGCGTTTAGACCTTCAAGAATTGCAATAATCTGCTCGGGGCCGCTACCTTCTCCCCAAGCTTTTGCGAACTCGTCAGAGCTTTGGTTTGCAACGTTAGCAAACCCGTCAAGCTGGTCGCCGCCCGCCTCCACGGCTTGCTGAATTTCGGTAAACAAACGAGTAAACGTACCACGCGCAAGCTCGGGCCTGGTGCCCACGGAAGCCATTGCCGAAGAAAAGCCAACAAGCTCCGCCGCAGAAAAGCCGGCAATGTTCGCTACGGAAGCGATCTGTGCGGAAATGGCAATAATGTCCGACTCGGTTGCGACCGCGTTCACGCCGACCTTCAGGATGGAAGAGCCCAGCTTGTCAAACTGTCCGTTCACGCCATCGACCAGTTGGTCCAAGCGACCAAAGGCCGTCGCGGCAGAATCAATGCTTACGTCGGTTGTAGCGGAGAACTTTGCTACAGTTTCGGTAAATTCGTCCACAACGTCTTTGGCAATGTTGAGCTGTCCGGCTAGTGTGGCAATTTCCGACAAGTCCTTGAAGCTGACCGGAATATCCTTGCTGATCTGAACCAACTCGGTACGCAAATCCCTCATCGCTTCCGTCGAGTCGCCAACGGTACGCTTTACGTCAGCGAAAGCTCGCTCAAAATCTGCGGAAACCTTCACGGTCGAAACAACAGCCGCCATAACCGCAGCCCCAAAAATGCCAGCAGAGTTTGACACGTCGTACATGGCATAACGCAAGCGGGGAAGGTGAGAAGTCAAAGAAACAATGTTTTTGTCAACGCTCTTGATTTGACGGTCTTGCGCCAGAAACAGGTTCAAGGTTTTCTTGACCGCGCCCTCGTTGATGGAGGTCCTTACGGCGTTGTTGATTTTGTTTTGAAGCTGTGCAACCTTTTGCTGCTCGGAGCCAGGAAAAATATCATCAAGCTTGATCTTGCGGAAACCCATTTCTTGAAGCTTGTTGTTTTGACCGCCGGTTTGTTGCTTGAACTGCATTTCACCGTCGCGCAACTGCTTTGCCAGGCTTTCGGCATCCTGTTCCGCCTTGGAAATTTTGGCAGAAAGTTCAACGAACTCCTGGACCGCTGGTTTTATACCTTGTTTTGCGGCAGGGGATAACTGAACGAGCTTTGCCCGCATTTCCTCAACGCTGACGAGTAGCTGCTCGGAGCTTGAGGTTGCTTGCTCGAAGTTGAGTATTTTGTCCAAGCCCTCGGAGCTTGCGCCCGTCTGGATGCTCTTCAGGGTAGACTCAAGCTCCCCGAAGGGGGTCAGGGCTCTTGCAATTTGACCATTTATGGACGGGTCGGTAAGAAGCTTGAAAGTTTCCCCAACTTCTTCACGGAAACTGCTGTTGAGCGTTCGCATTTCCTTGAACGCCCCCTCGGCGGAGGAGAAATCCGTGGCCGGAGAAAGGGGCTTGCCTAGAAGCTTTTGAAGCTCGTTTAGTTCCGCTACTGCGGGGCCAAGGTTGAGGTCAATCTTCTTGCCCGAAAGCAGTCCACTTATAGAACCGCCAACTTCGCGGAGCTTAGTGGAAAGACTCGAAATATCAGTAGCGCTCAACTTGGAGAACTGCTGAGTAATCTCAGTGACGTCCATGGAGTTGATTGCCGAGGCAAACTCGGGGCCGGTTTGCTTCAGTGAAGAAGAAAGTGTGGTTACGCCTTTGGTCAAGTCCTGTACGGATTTGGAGGCCGCAGAGCCCGCCTTGACTGTGGCTCCGGTGCTTTCGGCGTAGGCTCTTTGGTACTTAGAGAGGTCTTGCAGGGCGCCAGACAAGTCCTCGAAGTTGTTGGACAATGTGTTGATATTGCCAGAAATTTTCTTGACAATGGCGGAAACATTGTCGGTAGCGCTAATTACGGTATTTATATCTCCAGGCATATAACCAGTTTACCTTATGACTATTTTTTTCCTTGCAAAATCTGGGGTTCACTCCTGCCAGGAGGCCGCTCTTGCGCGTTGTTTCTCTTGGCCTCTTGCTCTTTCAGCCATTCGTCTCTTGTGGGCATTTCGCCGTCATCCATAAGGCGATGTTCAGCAACGTAATAAACCCCATAGGATTTGGCACTTTTCTTGCCGTTGGCCTCCTGCGCTCGCTCGATTGCCGCACGAGACTTGGACACACGGGCGGATGCGTCGAACGTAACGCGGCTAGATTCGTCCCACCAAAGGGGAATCCCGTCACGATACCAGTCTTCGAGGATGTAGTGAGCCTTGAAGAGCTTGTAGTCCCACGCATCCCACTTGTCGTGCAGGGGGTCGTTGAAGATTACGGCCTGTGGCGGTTGGCCAGATTTGACAGCCGCCTTCAGTAGAGTCCTAAACCAAGAGTGGTCTTCCCAGGTTAGGACTTGGCTAAAAAATCTTCATCCACAGTCAGCAGGAATACCGAGGTGGCAATACGGAGTCTTTCAATAGATTCCGTAATGTTAGTCAAGGCAGCTAGGGGAAGGCTCCTGCGGAGTTCCCAGGCGTCCTCTTCCGTGAGTCCTTCCTGAACGTCCCCGTCGAAGGTCACAATTTTCTCAATACTGTGTTCCCAAAGAAAGGCCGTAAAAAGGCGGTCGCGCTCGACGCTTTCAACTTCCACGTCTCCGAACTCTCCAGTAACTTGATCTAATTTCTGGATTATCACAATAGGGTAAGCCTCTACAGCCTTATCAAAAAGGTCTTGCCTTTGACCCTCGGACATGCCCTTGACGTGAAAAACATACTTTTCCGCGCTCATCTGCGCCAGAAGAGCGTCTCTGTTTTCGACAATAGCGTCCCGTCGTGACATGAACTCGTTCAAAACCTTGGGGTCCGCACCGGCAGTGTCCATTTCCTTGCCAATGGTGTCGATAGCCTCGTTGACCTGTGCAACCTGGTAGGCAAGGTCCTCATTGAGGTAAACGTTTACCGAATCCTTGGGGTAGCCACGTTCCTTGACGACCTTGACGATACTAAAAGTGCCAGGCTTTTTGGCTTTGCTGACCGCTTCAACGATCTTGTCGTCCGTGCTGGACATGATGCCTCCTAGAGTGTTTGTACCCAAATCTTATCACGGGCAAAGAAAAACCCCCGCCGAAGCGGGGGCTTTTCGTGTCGGGTAGTTCCTATGCGACAGTAACCGCACAAGTGTCCGTGGTGCCGCTGGGCGAGGTCGCCGTGATGGTAGCAGTACCGGAAGCTACGGAGGTTATAACACCAGCCGAAGAAACAGTTGCGACCGCAACATCACTTGAGGACCATTTGACACCCTTGCTATAAACGCGAGTTCCCCAAGTAGCGGTAGCCACATCATGGTCGCCAGCATCGCTACTGAGAGTCTCGGGGAGAACAGCCACGGCTCCACCGCCAACAATCGTGCGAATTGCGTACTTGGCCTGGGGGAGCAAGCTAACCGTGTAGCGGAAAGCCTCTTCGCCCACAATGGATTCGCCCATGCCGTCAGTGATGATTTTGAAGACGTGGACCATCTGCGCGTCTGCGGCGTTCCCGGAAGCGTTTGCTCCATCGGACCGCATGACGATAAAAGCTTTGGTGCGCGGGCTGTCTACGAGGTCATAAGTCGTAGAGTACACGCTATTGGCGTCATCAAAACTCTGTGGGTAGTAGAAGGAAATTCCGCCACCCCAGTTCGGAAAACCGCGATCCGAGACTTTGCCCAAAGCGGTAATCGCCGGGTCGTCAAGCTGGTTGGACGCCGACAAGTTGAAGTCGAAGTCGTTCCAGGAGATAGCGTCAGAAACGTCAGCGGAAGCGTTGATCTCTGCGGCGGTAGGGTTCTTGTAGTCCGAGAAAGCGTTCTCCAAGGCCCAGTAAATGCGGATATTCCCGCTAGAGGGAAGTTTTACGTCAGTCATTATGCAGCCACCTCATAGTTCCAGTTTACGAAATCGTTCAGAAGGAAAGATTGGGTCATGCGAGTGTTCTCGCCTTTGCCCAGAACATCGATACCAAAGTCAGTTTTCACGCCGACCATTTTGATTCGATCCCCTGTGGCGAAGTCTGCGTCACAATCAGCGCCAACTCGCAGGATAGCGATGTAGGCAATGTCAGGAAACGCCATAAGGTTGAACGCCTTGTTGAACTCGCCGGTAGCAGTTACATCTGCGTCACGGAAAATCTCCATAGTGACTTCGGGGTTGTAGAAGGTGGGGGTCGAGCTTGGCCCTTCATCGCAGAAAATAACTGAGTCATCAGTGTCAGAATCTCCGAGGGTAAAGCTGGTTCCGTCTTCGTTTGTCGCCTTGGTAATGTTGTTCACCAATGCGGCTACATTCAGCTCGGCTGCCGTGGGCGCTGTGCGGTCTGCAAAAGCCTCCGGGTACGCGAGACAGAACGTAACGTTTGCACGGTACATCCTGGTGCTATTAGTCATTAGTTCTCTTCCTCAATAGTGATATGTGATTCGGCATCTTGCTTTTCAAAAACTCTCGCTCTTGGCTTCCTGCTTCTGTCTCGTGCGGGAAGTTCGAAAGTGGGCTCTTGCGCCGGCTCTACGGGAAGCTCTTTGGGGGGCTCCACCGTTTTGTCTACCGGAACAAGAATGTTTTTGAATTTGGGATGCAAAAGCATCTTGGGGGAAATGTCTGCGATTTGTCCTGAGACAGTATTCAATGCAAGTACCATGTTTCTAGTTTACCATCTTTTTAGGGTGTGATATAAGCACCGATGCCACTGGTGTTCATGGGGAACGTAAACTCCGCCATTGCCATGTACAAGTGGGGCACGCCGTCCCGCTGGGCAGCCACAAAAGGCCGGCTAGAGCCCCCTGGCGAGAGGTGGGCTACGTCATCGTATGACCAGCCAATCAGGTTGTCCACAATTATGTTGACGCTTCTGCGACACTGCTTGGGGGTGGGGGCGATAACGCCAATGTCAAACCCAGACGAATACTCGTCGTAGCGAACCCCGGAAATAGCCCCCCCTCCGGGGACTGCCATAAGACCGTCCCAGGAAATAACGATGTAGGGCTTCACCCTGGAGTCAACGCGCAAAAGTTCTTGCTCGTTTAAGATGTAGTCTTCTATCACCTCGTAGGCGGAGAATTGAGTTTGTATGTGCGCCAAGATTAGCTCTTGGGTTGCGATGAGATCGAGACCGGACATTAGTTTAGTTTCCTTCCGCTAAGCGCTCTTGCAAGTATATATTCTCCCCTATTTTCCAGCCACGAACCCGCGTTGGCTTTGTTGCCGGCTGCCTTGAAATCGCGTTGTGCTTCATTCCAAGCGTTAGAGAGCGCAGACGGAATACGCCTGACCACAGAGTCTCTTGAGGCGTAAGTGCTAAACGCCCCCTTGACCCATTTTGAGTTGCCTTCTTTGAATTTCGCAGTACCATTTTTTGCGGTTGCTTTTGCGTCAAAGACGCCGGTACTCATAAAGCCAAATTCTTGATCCGCTATGTAAGGCGCCTCTCGAAGGGTGGCGTCCGACCAGCCCCAGCTTGCTTTGTGATAGCCCTCGCCCTTGCGCTTTAGGGAGCCAAAGCTCTCAACGGAGTCATACATAAACCCGGTGTCTTCTCGCCCTGCGCTTCTGCCATAAGATTGAAACTTCACGCCATAATGACTACCGGCCATTCGAGCGGCACCCCATGAAGTAGTTGCGCCCCTAATTGCTTTTCTTTGCGCCGTGACCCCCGAGGTGGCCATGTTTTGCATAGCGGCTTGTATAGATTTTTTGAAATACTTGTCAAAACCTTCAAGCTTGCTAGTGAAGTAAGCCGTAGTGCTGTCCTGCTTTATTGAATAGCCTTGTGCCATTAGTCAAGGTCAGACTTTATATCGGCCTCACACTCAATGGACAGGAGCCAGGCGTAAGAAGAGGCAATGGAAGACGAGACCACGAAAGACAAATCCTCTAAGTCGGGGAACTGCCCACCGTCCGTCACACGGACAATAAGCCCTTTTCTCACAAATATCCGGGCCTCATCAAGCGGAACGTGGAAGCGAACCCTGCGCCCGCCCATGAGCGCCATGCCAGCGTTGCTTTCCGTCGCCGCAGAAGCAATAGGAGTAATCTTTGCCTTGCCCGTCCACAGAAGCGTTTCCGTGGTGGAGCCAGTATTGCTCCACTCATTCCAGACAAGGTTCTCAAGGTTGGGGTCAATTATTTGGATTGTGCCGTTGAACCAGCGCTTAGACACCCACTGCATTTCGGTGGAGATTTTGGCAAAGTCAATGTTGGAGGCTTGCGAGAACCCCATGTTAGTTCCACCACGGGTCGTCGGCTATGCCGTCTTCGTTGTTGTCAACAAACATTTGGATCATTTCGAAGTACATTGAAGATTCTTCCTGCAAGGCTTCCTCGCGGAGCTGCTGTGCAATCTTGCGAAGAGACTCGGCAACCTTGTCGCCGCTCACTGAGAGGTCGTCAGAGGACCAAACTTTCAGGAGCAATACCTGGGAGGACGCAATGGTTTCTAGGCACCTGGCGGCAGCAAGCTTGACGTTATCGCCATACATGGTGACATAGGCCGCAAGTTCGTCGTCGCCAAAATACATATAAGCACCTTCGCCGGCGGCCACGTTTTCAGGCACGGTGTCACCAATAAGAAGGCGCACCTTACCTACGTCTGTGTCGAAATCAACTGGTGCGGTTCCTGTGTTAGCCATGATTCCATTTTACCCCATAAAACAGAATCCGGCCCGGAGCTAGGGAAGGGGGGTAAGCTCAACGGGCCGGAGTCCTACAGCAGGAGGGAAGCTGTTATATACAAGTTACCACACAAAAGAATAGCCCCCGACGAAACGCCGGAGGCCATTACTTCTAGTGCTTAAGAGCCGGCGCCTGTCGAGTAGCGAAGGCCGTCTTTGAACATGGAGAACGTCTGAACGACGTGGCGAATACGAGTCTGAATGTCGTCTTCTTCGAAGCTACCCAAACGAGCAGGGATTTCTCCGCCGCCGAGTGAGAAGTGCCCGCTGTCCTTGATGGTGATAAGGGGCGTGCGCTCGCCTCGGAGGAAGGTCTGCCAGAAGTGAGGCCGGGCGAGTCCCTTGGGCATAACGAACCAAAAGTTGTCCGTGGTGCCACCAGAAACGGCGTCCATAGCGTTGAACTCGATCGGGCTGAACGGGCTCAAGAAAAGTCCGGGATCAAAAGTCTTTTCGACTCCAGCTACGGTTTCCTTGATTTGCTGAACCGCGAACAACTTGCGAACAGTCAGCATGAGAGCCGAGCTGTAAATCAACTTGAACTCGGAGCCCAGCACACGCCTGCCGTCAACGGTGTCCGTGCGAGAAGCCGCAATAGCGGCCTCAAGACCAGCGAGGTCCAGTACGGGGTTGCTCGCAAGTCCCTTTCCGCTGAATCCGGTTCCGACGTTTCCAGCCGTGGTAACGAACAGCTTGGCCAACGAAAGGTCTTCCTGGCGGGCAGCCGCAGCGGCAAACGCTGAAGTCATCCGGTCGAGAATGTCGAAGTTTCCGACACGCTTCAGGGTTTCCCATGACAGACGGGCGCGAACACCCTTTTTGCCTGCGAATTCCTTTTCGCTCTCACTTGTGGTGTAAGGAACGGCCTGGTACTCTTCGTACTCACCCACAGAAGGAAGACCACCTGCGATGAACTCTTCTCCACCGCCAGCCTTGATGTGAGTCTCGTCGATGTTGAAGTCACCAAACTTGATCTTCCCGAAGTTGTCTTCGAGTCGCTCGTCGGCAATCTGGTCCCATACGTTTACTTCAGCGGCATACTTCGCAAGGAAGATGACGTTGACGATGGGCTCAAGCAGGGTGGGGACGTCGCTAGACGAAATACCCTCCTGGAGCATAAGGGCTGCTCGCTTATCGCCTGCCAGCGCTGCGTGAAGCTGCTTAGCGGCTTCCATCTGACGCTTAGAGGTGCGTTCCTCAATGCTGTCGATGGCTTCTTGTACTACGATCTTACTTGCCATTAGTCAGTCACCTGTCCTTAGTTGTTGATTCTGACGAGGACCGTACCAGCGGTTCCGCCTTTGGCGGCAATGGCATGACCCACGAGGAAATTGTCGGTTGCAGTCGTGGTCAACGCGGTGCCCCAAATGGCTTCTCCCGCGATGTACAGAGGGTCGCCAACTTCGACCGCATCTGCCGTAGTACCACGAAAAACACCAATCATACGAATGGTGGAGTAGTGGTTCGTGTCTGCGCCTACAAGAGCGTCTGTCTCTGCAACGCCATAAATGCCGTTGAGGTGAACAAACATTCCAGAGCGCACAGCGGTGTTGACTTCGTACTCAACGGAAAAACCGTCCTTGTACACTTCGTTCATAGCCATTAGGCACCAACCTTAGCGATTTTGAAGAGACCAGTGAGAGACTCTTTTGCCTCTTTAGCATCAACGATGAGTTTTTCCTCGGCGGTGACGGGAGAAGCTTTGGCCTCTTCCTTCAGGTGCAACTTGACGGAATCAACGTAAGCCACCTGGGCTTCGATTGCTTCAGTAAGGTCGCCTCCGGCGCGGAGGGATTCGTACACGGCTCTGCGGGAAACTTCCGGGAGGTTTGCGGCAACCATAGCTTCGGCAACTGCCTCTGCGCTGACTTCCTCAACCTCTTCCTGGATAGCCGCCGCAGCTTTGAGGGCTTCCGCAACAGCGTCAGCTACCAAAGCAGGCAGAGCATCAAACTTGTCGGCCAATTCTTTGACGTCCATATCTGAGTATCCTTCTTCCTTATTTATTTTGGGAACCGCAGCTTTTCGTGCAGCAGTACCTTTTCCCTTTTTGAGAACTTCTTTCTCGGGGGAAACTTCTTTGCCAACAAAATTCGAGACAGCAGCCTCGTACAGCTTGTCGGCAAGTTTTGATCCTTCGCGGCCCGGATATGAAACCAGGTCAACGGAATTCTGCATGTCTTCTTCAAGGGTGACGATTTCAAAATCGCCTCTTGAGTTGTACTCGCCAGTGGCCATTGCGTAGATGGAAAGACCCGTGTGGGGCGCCACGGCCTCAACGAACTCTTTCCAGTGAGGCATAACCTCAATCTCAGCGACAAGGCCGACGCCATCTTCGTAGTAAGCGTTTTCCGTCAAAACACCCATCAGGTTTTTTGCGGAACGGCCATCTTCCATCCAGCTCGGGTGGTCGATGTAAGAATGTGAGCCCTTGGGAAACGCTGTGGGGCCATACTCTTTCAGGACGTCCTCCGTATAGATGCCAGAAGAGCCCTGGCCTGGGGTAATCAGAATGGCTCGCCAGTTATTGCCAACCTTCGTTGGGGAACTTGACTGCTCGGTAAGAAGTTTCGACATTATAACAATAATATCACGATTTTTTACCTTGGGTTATCGTCCAAGTCTCTCAAGTTGTTATCGCCATCAGAGAGGTCTCCATTGCCGGCACCAGAGTTACCCTGAGAGGTGGCGGTGTTGTTCGGATTGCCGGAACCAAGAGTCGCCCCATCGCTAGGGTTGCTCTCCGCATTGTTCGGGATAAGCACGCCATCGGGGACCTTGCCGGGAGCCTCAATACCAATTTGCTCCGCGAAAGCTTCCTGCATAATCTCAGCGTCAAACAACCCGCTCATCCACGCGGTCGCAAGGGACTGAACCGTGCGGTACGCGGGATCAACGATGATGTTGTTGAACGTCACGCTAGGCTCGGGAACCTTCATTACGTTCAGAACGCGAAGGAAGAACTCTTCCCAGCTACCTTGGCGCGTGTACGCGGCGCTCAGCGTGGGCTGGTCAATAATCTGAGAAGCCGCCCCGCCAGTCTCGCCACTGCCGGCCAGCAAAGCGTTCACGCTGATTTCAAGAGAAGTCGCTGTCATGGCGGCCAAAGGCATACCCGTACTCAAATCAACAGAGTTGTTCCTGGGCATCGCAGACAGCTCGACATTGGAACCAGTCACAGCGGTTGCCGCCACGTCCCGGTTCTTAGTTAGCTTCTGGGAAATGTTCTTGGCGCCCCGGTCACTCTTGGTCCTGACCTGCCAAGCAATAGAAGCCAGAGCCTTCAGGACTTTGGAGCCATCCTTCAGGTACTCAGAGTAAGCCCAAGCCCACGGCATAGCCGGCAGCGCATCGGGTACGCCCCAAAGCCCGCCCGTGTCGTCGTTTGCCTTTATGTCGATTACGACAAAATTTCTGTCTACTGGAATGTCCTGAATTTTATCTACAGGGTTCTTCACATAATCCAGCGGATACCAAACCTCCACCGTTGTGTACCTTACGCCGCCCTCGGACTTTGCATCAAGCTCGCCGCGCTGGTACTCCCGCTTGTAGTAGCGAATCGTTTCGGGGTCATCGGGGTCTCGGGCGAAACCAGAAATTTCAGCAAGGGGAATCCGACTAAAAACGTTGGTTGACTTGTTGAAGCGTACAAAAAAATTACCGTCAGTGAATAGCGCCTTCTCGTTTTTCTTGCAAGCATCTTTGCTAAACAAAACTTTACGGTTGATGGGGTTTTTGATCATTGCCTTGTGTCGAGCGGCAAGCTCCCCGCCGTCCGAAGCCATCTTGAAGCCACGCCCAAAGACATATCCTGCACGAAGGGCGGCACCGCGCTTCAGCAAAGAGTTGCTAGTGGTCTGCTTCCGGGCACTCTCGGAGACCTGCTGGACCTCGTTTAGCTGAACCCCGGTCTGCTGCGCCTGGTACAGGGGCTTCCAGCCGGCCTCATCAAAGGCTGACGTCGCGTGCGCCATTGCCGAATAGCTCTCAGCAAGCAAAGAATTTTCTTCAGTAAGCTCGCTAATCTGCTCCAAAAGACCCTGAGAAGTTCTTCGGTTTTCAAAAAAATTATCTAAAATACCCATAGAACAATCTTACCAGTATCCATCGCCGTAAAACGCGGGCTCGTCGTCATCCTCATCTGCCTGAACAATGTCACCAGGGGAAAGACCACTACCTGCATGATCGATCGTGCAAAGAATCGCAGCATCCAAAGTGTCCGGTGAGCTAATCCCATGCTTACGCATTTCTTCCTTGCTCGTCATCAAAATAGCGCCCTTCGGGGAAAACTTGTACGTCTGCGAAATCATTTCCTCCCGCAACTTCTTGTCCTCAAAAGGCAAATCGAGATCGCCTGTCGCCGCTAACTCCCGAAACGTGTCGTAATGCCACGCACGAGCGTTGTGCCAACGAGCCACATCGGGAGAAGAATTAGCGCCATTGATAGACCCAACAGAGTAAACAGCATCAACAAACTCATCAAGACGGAGCAAAGAATCAACAACACCGCCACCGACGCCATTGACGTCAACATTAAGAATATCCGCCCCAAGTCTTTGAGCATGGCCATGGGCTCTCCTCGCAGTTTCGATCAAGTCCAACTTGGACCAGCGATCTATTTCCCTAACCCTACCGCCCTGATTCGAAAAAAGAACGTTCTCGTCCGAACCAAACCGCGCCACGTCAAGGCCCAGAATGGGGCGAATGTCCTCGTCAACCGGAATGTCAGTGTCAGCCGCACGGTCAATAACCTTCTGCGAGAAGAATGACGTATCCGCCTCATCAGGAAACTCGCCCAGGACCTTCGACTTGTACCGTGCAGAATCAATGCCCCAGGCCCGCTTCTTGTGTTCGACCCACTCCACACTGGTGAGACCATCCATCATGGCCTGTTGCTTTTCCGGGTCCTCATACACAATCTCGCCCGTAAAGGTCGGGAGATCAAAAGCGCTAATCGTGTAGCGCGACCAGTCCTGCATCAAAACAGGGTCATTGAAAATTTTGTAAAACTCGGTCCCGCGATTGTCCGGGTTCCCAATAACAAGCTGCCCCGAGCCCGCACCAGTAGCCACAGCCTCGGCGGCGGTGAACATGGCCGGAGGCAATCCACCACCCTCATCCAGGAAAACCTTCGTGTTCTTCTTACGAGTTCCCTGGAACGAGTTCACAATGTCCTGGTCGGGTGGGCGCTTACCGAACACCAAAAACTCTGCCCCGTCCGAGCCGTCCAGTTTCCACTCCAGCATTTCCGTGATGCGACCCGGCAAGTCCATGCCCCGCAACCTCGCGGCGCCCTTGTTGACTTTGAGATAGGCGAAGATAACTTTCTCCACCTGAGACATGGTGGGCGCCGAAACGATACACAAAGTCTCCTGGGGAATAGTCGTGGCCACCACCCAAGTAATCAGGTCAGCAACAACCGCAGACTTCCCACAACCATTCGCAGACTTTACAGCGGTGCGAGTGTTGTGAATAAAACTCTGGGCAATCTCGGACTGCCTTGAATACCAGCGCTTGCCCAAAACATCCCACAGCCAAGCATCGGGGTCGCTCTGGTATAGGCGATTCCGGGACTTGTGCCGCATCTCCCCCAAAGCGCCATCAAAAACCGACTCAAGATAAGTTTGCACTCAACACCCTGCTTGCCTTCCTCAAACCATCCTCCACCAGAATATCAATCTCCTCATCGGACGGCACCCCGTCAAACGCGCGAAAGCCCATCACGATATGCTGCAACGCCAAATCAAAAGCCTGAGCAAAAACCTTCGCATGAGCCTCCGTAATTTTGT